AAAGTCACCAAAGGGGGCGCTGTTATTGCTGGTGCTATTTTGAAAAAACGAATCGACGGGTTTTATTAAAGTAACCGTTACTGGTCTTGACATATTAACTCCTCAAAAAAAGGGCGGGCGAACCCAACCCCTGTGCTAGCTTGCTTCTATCTTAGTTCATTGAAACAGTTAGGTTACCAGCACTTACTTGGAAAGTGTCAGCACTTTCAATTAGCTTGGCACTTGATACGTTACCGTGATACAATACGTTACCAGCTGTTGCCGCATCCATAACTGCCACGTGAGTAATAGTTCCCCAATTGGCAGTTGCAGTTGTGAAAGTAACCGTTGCGTCAGTTGCTGCTGTGCCACTTGCGCTATTACCAAAAGTAACAGTTTCGCGCGCATATGAACCACCACTTACTTCGCCAGTAAGAGTGCCCGCTTCAAGTCCGTTGTCTGCTGTCCACAGTCCAAGATATAATGTTGCAGGTTGTGAGTATACTGCGTTGCCCAACGTGTGGTCTAGGACTTTGTCTTCTAAATAATCTGATGCACTTGACATATAATGTCTCCTTAAGGTTTAATATACAGTTTACTGTATCTTTATTTATCTTTCAAACGTGATTTATTGTGATTGAAAGAGTGTGTTTAACACAAGACTCCGAATTCCGGTCTTGGCAATACCCATGCTGTGGCTCCTGTGTCAAATCTATAAGGCTTAAATGGAACACGATCTGACATACACCACCCACTCAAGTCTTGATTAAACGCTGTGGCGTTATAGAACATTTCGTTCATATCTGTTTCGTTAGATATTGCTGTTGTGTCCCAGTTTGTAATATTGCCGTTGAATGATGTAGTATCTTTAAACATCCTGTTAACTTGTCGGAAGCTGCTAGTATTCCAGTTATTCATGTCTTGGTTAAAAGAAGTTGCTCCGGAGAACATTCCCATTGTAACTGTTACACTGGATACGTCCCAGTTATTCATATACCCATTAAACGATTCTGCATCACTAAACATATGACTCATACTAGTCACGTTTGAAGTATCCCAACTGAATATATCTCCATTAAACGAAGTTGCGTCCTCAAACATTTCACTCATATCGGTTACGTTTGAAGTATCCCAACTGTTTAAGTCTTGGTTGAAAGAAGTTGCTTGTTGAAACATACTGAGCATATTAGTTACACTGGATACGTCCCAAGAGGCTAATGGTTGGTTAAAATTTTCAGCATACAAAAACATACTGATCATATTAGTTACACTGGATACGTCCCAAGAGGCTAATGGTTGGTTAAAGAAAGGACACCAGCCAAACATTCTACTCATATCAGTTACACTGGATACGTCCCAAGAATCAATATTGGTATTCATTGAGCTTCCATCAAACATATAACTCATATCGGTTACGTTTGTAGTTACCCAGTTGTTTAGGCCCGCGCCATTAAAGAATAAAGCATTCCTAAACATATCACTCATATCAGTAACACTTGAAGTATTAAACCCGCTGAGGCTAGCCTCAAACACCTTAGCTTGTTCAAACATTCCTTTCATATTAGTTACGTTACTTGTGTCAATATTTAAACCTGAGTTAACCTTTTCAGCATAGAAAAACATATAGCTTGTGTCAGTTAGGTTAGTGCTAGACGACAACGATATATTACTATTGAACTCTCTAGAGTTATCAAACATATGACTTGTGGTAATTAAGCTAGGAGTAGACCAAATTGTTATTTTATTATACTGCGCTGAACTAAACATATAACTCATATCAGTTACACTTGATACGTCCCAGTTTAATAGTGGTTGGTTAAAGTCAGCAACCCTAAACATTCCACTCATATCAGTTACACTTGATATGTCCCAAGAGTCTAACGGTTGGTTGTATTTAGATCCGCCAAACATTCCACTCATATCAGTTACACTTGATACGTCCCAAGTGGCTAGTGGTTGGTTAAAGTCTGTGCTTTCAAACATATAACTCATATTAGTTACACTGGATACGTCCCAAGCACTGATATCCTGGTCAAAGCCAAACGATTTAACAAAAAGTCCGCTAATATCAGTTACGCTAGTTGTTATCAAGTTATCTACTTCCGTTAGGTTAATACTACCACTTAACGCTCCGCGTAATGAAGTTGCACCGTGGTGTCCCCAAGCCTTTAACTTAACTAACGCAGGTCTTAGTGTTACAGGAGAATTGATAACACTGCCTTGCCACGTATTACTAAGTTCGTCAAAGTTACCGTCAATTCTTGCTTCGTATATTCCAGGGGTAGTATAAGAATGCGATATGATATTACTTCCAGTATAATAATCAGTTAGTCCGTCACCCCAGTTTATTGAAACAACTCCCACCGCATTATTAATGATTAGTTCAGCTGTATCACCTGTAGTATTCAAGGTGTCCCAGACCATAATGGTTGAGTCAAGCTGTTCTAAGGTAAATTCCGTAGTTAATGACGAATTAGCTGACCTTATTACACTAATCACTGCTGACACAGACGTCTCTGTAACAATATCTGTTCCTGTAGTAAACAAGGCTTGCGGTGATGCTTCAAGTTGTCCAGATATATCTAGATCACTTGTAATGTCTGATGTATAGTTAGGAGCAGTGCTAACTTGGCTTTCTATAATTAGATCTTCAATAAGTCCCAGAAACCTTTCTGCGTCAGTAATAACTTGACTATTAACAGTTATATCCGACGTGCCGTGCCTATATCTCCAGTTCTCAATGGGTGATATCTGTAACGTTGAGACAATATCAGATGCAAAGTTAGTAATACTACCAACTGTCGAATAAACAGTTAAGTCCGGTGACGAAACAAACGTAGCTTCTATGTCCGTTGTGATATTAACATCCGACTCAATAGTTGTGGTTACGGGTATAACAGCAAACACATCCGTTATTATATTGGCAAACGTTGTTACATCAGACTGTAGAACCTGTAATGATATAAACGGACGAACTCTGTATGGTTCCGCAAGCAAGCTAAAGTTTGATGCGATGTTATCTAGGGCAATTGGATATATGCCACCCACCGACGAAGTAACATCAAATTCAGCAGCAATTGGGACAATGCCTTCTTTGGCTGTTCTAAATGATAGCCAACTAGGAAATGCCGGTATGGGTTGTTGGTTCGGCGTCTTATCTCTAACAAAGCCTCTGCCAATGTTGAATGTTACATTGGTTCCTTCAGGTATGCTTAATCCCAGTGCTGCCAAATCAATAGTAGCAGGATATGAAGGAATAGCATCTAAATGCACACCAGTGCTAATGGTTGACGTGACTACTGACGGAGTTATGGGAACACTTGCGCCACCAAACCCGGTCAGCTTACCAACCTTCGCATATAGACTAGAAGTTACATTGGGATTAGATTCAAATTCAACCACGTTCTTATCACCACGCGCAAACATATCGAGACTACTTACGAGATTAACGAACACTGCGTTGACATACGTGTTCACAAAGAGGTCTACTTCAAAATCTCTAGTAACGTTAGCAGTGGCATTTAATGTAGCACCTAGGCCGTCAAGAAATGCTTGCGCACCGTCTATAAGTTTGAATGTTGAATTGAAGTCAGCTGTAGTATCAGTTGTCTTACTTGGTGCTGTGCTTGTGGTTATGGGATTATTAAATTCAGCAGACCCATCCCTTGTTACGTATGGGATTACTTCAAGCATTATTCCATATGGGATCCCATCATTGGCCCAGTCAAATTGCCACTGTCCTGTATAAATGTCTATAATGGATGATCTATAGAATACTGTGGAGTTACACTCTAGTGTCGCACCTGGTGGACCGTCCGGCGACGCCTCGCCAATTATATAAAATATCTGAAAATCTACTATTGCCATAAATCTATATCCTAGTTGTAATTAATTGCGGGATGGTTGCTGGGAATGATTGCCAGCACGTTACCCAAGTCGTCCACAACCTCTATCTCGCCCGGACCGGGAACTACATCTCTTTCAAACGGTAATACAAGGGTGCCATCTTGCATATCAAATACATTACTTTCTGTTGGGCTTACTTTTACCTGGTCCGTGGTCCACGATATGCGTGTTTTGCTGTTAATAACTGGAAGAAATTCGCCGCATATCGCATCACTTATGGCATCAGTGCTCGTATTTATGTAGTAAGTTTTGCCCTGTTCAAATATACTGGTTGGGTTTAACATAATATAACTGCCACCAATTCTAAATATTGTGTTGATTTGATCATCGGCGAACGTTGCGTTCAAGTCAAACGTTTGAATCAGTGTATCACTTTCATCAAACAAGTATATGAAGCTGTTTGAAGGGTTTATTTCAATGACCTTGTTGAAGTTTAGAATTAAGTTTGATCGCACGTTGACCTTAGTGTTATCAAAATCATCAAAAGGACTGCTGTTTAAGCTGTAGCTTATTAGAGCAAACTCTTTGGGAGTCTTAAACTGCCAAACAGCACCGTCGTTGGTAGCTTGTGGAGGTGTTAGTTCGTAGCTACCTCCACACGAATCCGGATCAGTAAATGTTTGATCAGCACGAATAGTTGTTAGACAATCAACTGGTAATACAGCCGAGTAAGTTGTTTCATATAACGGAGTTGTAAAACCTGTCCAGCTTAATGTTGCTCCGCTAATAGTTGCACTTCCTAGAGTTAGCACACCCACAGTCTTAGCAGTAGTTGACTCTATAATCTCAACAGTTTCGTTGGGGTTAGTAACAGCAATGTCTTCGTTCATCGTTACACTAATAGTCTGCGAACCCACACACTCTGTTCCGCTTGGTCCCACACTGGCCACAACTAGATCGCCAAAGGTTGGTAGACCTGAAGGAATATACTCATCAATGCTGCTACCTGTCATAACAAGCTCTTCTACAACATATGGAGAAGTGGTAAATGACCAAGCCGAGGGCGAAGTAATTGCTGCGTTTTTACAACCGCAATATTCAAACATCTCAGCATCAAGTAGAATATAATAGTCACGCCCCAATACTCTATTAGCAAAAGGAAATTCAATTACATCATTGTCAACAATACAATTACCAGCACTTAGCGTTTCAACTAACAGTCCGTCACTTTGATATAGCTTGGCATTGCCTGACAGTTTGGTTAGCGGCACATACTGTTGGCTTTTTGTTGATGCTTTGAATCGCGCAAAGAAGCTGCCCGTTGACGGAACCAATGGTGGCGCCAATGACGGTGTTGTAGTAGTCCAGACATTATAGAACGACTGAGGACTTAATTGTGTTATGTTCAACACGCAAGCAACAGGTGGATCAACTGGTGGTGGATCCACGTCGTCCGGAGCTGTTCCATTTTCCCATTTATCATCGGGTGAACAACAAGCATCAATAGCAACCCAACCTTGACCGTTCCAAGCAATAGTTTGACCTATCTGGGGTGTATTATCAATGTTAATACCATCGGCGGGTTTGAAGTTTGAGAAGTCAATGGTTACGTTATCGTTGCCATCAACAGCTATAATTAAGTCGTTGCCCACAAAGTTATAAGAGTTTGCTTTGGCTGTTATTTGCGTGCCATTATCAAGTGTGGCCAAGTCCGAACTAACAACCAGCGTGCCACCTTCCGCATCGCCAAGTAAGTCCACGCCCGTAACATCTTCAAACTTGTCAAATATTAGATCAAATATGCCCACGCCATCATTCACACCCGCAAATAAGTCATCAACTCCTTTGAGTAGATCAAATACTGTGAGTGCCAACATCACATTACCAAATGCGTCCAATACACTTGTGTCTGGGGTAATAGCATCAGTTGTTTGAGTGGGTCTAAATTCAATTAGGCCCGAAGGATCAGTAAATGGTCCAACTGTTAATGTATTAAAACCACGTATTTTTATTACGAAGTCCGAGGACGGAATACTATCAAGGTCAATACTTACTGCTGTGCCGCCGGGGAATGTTTCATTGTCGCTGGGACGTCTTTCTGCTATTAGTCTATAGTTTCTGTCTTCTTCTAACAGTGTTACATCATTACTCAGCCAATATTCAAGTCCGTCTACAATGCCCGACGGTGTAGTTGTTTCTACTACCACACGCGGACGCGCATCTTGTTGGATTTTGCTTACTTGTGGTGTGCCTGGTGTTCCAATGCTACCAATGGTTATAATACCATCTTCGTCAGTTCTAACGTAGCGTGTGATATCACTTATGTCATATACGTTGGCATCATATTCCAGCGCAAGTATATCAACTGTGAGTGCACCGTCATCGTCTTGACGTTCTTCAATTGTGAGTATACGAAATAGTTTGCTGCTATAACCATAACGCGCATTGGTTAGGTCAATGACATCGCCGGCACTTAGATTAATGTAGCTGTAGTCTGTTTCAAATGATACCAACAGGTCCACACGCGCTTGCTTTAATTCAATTAGGCCCAGTTGTTGTGCTTGCACTGGTTCGTTGATGATGTCGTAGCTAATATTAAGTCTGTTTTCTACTTCATTAGCAAGTCTGTCCGCCAACGGAATGGCTATGCTCACAAAGTCCGCGCTGTCTCTCAGTTCGCGATGGGGGAACTCAACCTTAACTGTATTGTATACTTCACTAATGCCTGTGCCTTGCAAGCTGATGTTTGATAATATGTTGGCATCTGAAAAACTTGCCACACTTGAAGCGGCACGGTTAATAACAAAGGTCCAAACGCCTGCGTGAACATCATAGCTGATCCAAGTAGCGGCAGCACTGGCAATCAATTCTGCATTGCTTAATACTTGATCAGCAGTGTCTAATAGTCCGTTGATTTGATATCTATTGGCAAGTGTGGCCGCGCCCACACCTTCTTGAACGTAACTCACGCTTTCTAGACTGTAGGTGTTTAGTTGTGCTAGTTTATCAGTGTCAATATTGTTTGCAGAAATGCCCGCACCATACATTGCGTTGGTCATATAGTCATACAACGCATCGCCGGGCGCTGTCATATCACTGCTTACTTGAAAGCTGATGTCGCCAATGCCTTTGATGTTGCGTTCTCTGTTATAGTCAACCTTAACAACAGCAAATATCAAGTCGTTCATTGTGTGCGTGCTGGGTGACCAGTTGGGCATAACATCAGCAGCATTAGGCACGGTGCCCGTATAGTTCTCTGGAATAACGCCCTCGCTACTTGATCCCGCATAGCAATATATCTTGACAAAGCCACTTAGACTTCTATCAATATTGCCACCGCGGTCCACACTGTAATCAACTGTTATACCATCACTGCGAAACACAATGCGTTGGTCATTCCAATACACATCTTTGAATACATAAGAAGTTGCGGCGTTGTTGCTTAGTTTAGTTCCAGTGCGCTCACACAGAGTAACAGCATAATACATGGTCTTGTTGTCAGTGGTCATCTCCGCGTCACTAATAATGCCGCCAAAGTATGCCGTGCCATATAATACTGGAATCTTGTTGTTGCTTGCAGGCTCAAGTTGTAGACGAACACCAGCATCTATGTTGTCACTACCGCGGTCGTTGGCTTTCTTTGCGCTGCTACTTAATTGACTTACCGCATAACCCAATGCCACAGTTTTGACCAGGCTACTACCAAAACTATTTCCTTGTAGATAGCCTATGGCTGTGCGTCCTGCGCTTGCTAGTCCTGTTAAAAAACTCATTTACGTGGTGCTCCAAAGTTAAAGTTGCTCTTGGCCAAGCGAGGCACTCTATCCATGGATTTATCGAGGGGATAATATTCCTGTTGATCTATTGGATTAGTCCGTCTACCTGTTACTTTGTTATTTAATAGTTCTACGATATTGGTGCAGGTAAACGTTATGCTCACACTACCAGTATCCGCACCTTGTTCTAGCTCATCAGCAACTTCAAAGTTACTAACAACGCCACGAAACATACCTGCAGGATTACCCGCTACACTTAATAGTTGCGCAGTGGTTGGGTCAAAGAAGGCTCGCAATACTTCTACACGACTACCTCTTATCTTCTTGGTTATGAAGTCTGTTACATTAGAACTAGGAATGCCACTTATTGTTATTGTAAGGTCTTGTGGGCTGGCTCTTAATCCACTGCCCACGTTGGTTACTGCCAGAAGTTGACCAAGACCGTCATATGTCACACTGT